CCTCCATCTCGCGCGAGAAGAGCCTAAGCCGGCGATAGCACGACGGGTTGTAGCCGCCTTGGGGCGGTGGGATATCGGCGTAGTCGTCCCAAACCGGGATTACCTCGACGCCCGAATCGATCCCCTTCGCGTCGTCGGTGATGCAGACAAACCGATGAGGGTGCGGGTAGTGGCGCGCCACCATCCGCCGCAGCACGTTCACGTGTTCCGCCTCGTAGGTCGTGCGGAACGCGAACGGCGGCTTCCACTTCATGCAGACAACGGTTTCCGGGAGCATGCGAGCTTCAACAAAAAACGACCAGCGCGCCCGGTGTCGATCGCCTGCACGCCTTTCATGGCCAGCCGATGCGCAAGGCACGTCGCCGCCGGCCCCGCACTGATCAAAACGACATCGGGCTCGTGCTCGAGCACCAGCGCCTCGATCTGAGGTAACACGGCATACGTCTCACGGGGCGGACACGACACTCGCGGCGCCTCGCGCGCCTTTAGCTGCACGACCCGACGAATCTTCGAATCGTCCGACTCGCAGACAACAACCGCGCGCTTACCCTCCCAAAGGGATTCGAACAGTGCGAGAAACTCCTGGGTATTGATCCACGGCGCGCTGTCAGGACGCGAAATGAACGCAGAGTAGTACGTACGATTCATGTCGACGTACGGCCAGCACCGCGGCGCGAACTTGAGCCAATTCGAGTATTTCGGTCCATTCGGATCAAGCGTCGGAATGCCAACAAGGCACTTCTCGTGCGGCTCCGTAAGGATCTTCCGCAGCTCCTTCGCAAGGCGCTTGTTGGCGGGCTCGCTTAGCGCACGGCCCCCCGCCGCGACCTTGAACTCGCCATCGCCGAAACGTGCAAGCGAGTACCCCTCCTGGAGCTTGCGCAACGTCTCGAACTCACCAAGTACTTTCGGCCACATACTTCCGCCGGCAAGTTTCACAGCACGCGGCTCCACGGCAACGTCAGCGTCTCCGTCGGGTAGAGCTCGCCTCGATCGCGGAGCTTCTCCCAGAGCCGCTTACCGGGCATGGAATCGCGACTGCAGTGTTGGTCCGACGCGTCCGGGATTGCATGCCGCGTGTAGACGTGCAGCGCCACGTTCCCAGGAAAAATCTTGAGCGAATACAAGCTCCCCACTCGACGCAAAAACTCGTTCCCGCCGCCGAGCACTCCGACGAATTTCTCGTTGTACCCGCCAACCTTCCAGTAGTGTTTGCGCCGGCAAAGGTAGCTATCGACGTGCGGATGTACCTCACCGAAGTCGGCGTCGTCCGGAAGGCCATTTTTCTTGAAATCCTTCTTCCTCGTCTCATCCGCCTTGCCGACGCGGAACCGACGGAAGCGGAACCAATCCCCCCACGAGACCGTGTGCTGCGGAATCTCGAGTAAGTGCTCCACCGGCAAGATATGGTCGATGTCGATGTGGAGAAGCCACTGCGTCACGGCCCGCGTCGACGCGAGGTTGCGGCAGAACTCGCGTGCCCAGGGGATGTCGACGCCGGTTCGATAGACCTCGAGCCGTGCGAGCGTCTGCTCGCTCGCGAGCTCCTCCACGATCGGCAGCGCGGGCTCGGGACTTCCGTCGTCGACGAGGATGATCCGCATGCCGGGCGGATATTTGTTCCACTCCTCGATCTGCCGCCGGAGCATGCCGACGTTGCGGTAGTACGGCACGCAAAGCGTGATCTCTTCGAGCGGCACAGGCCCATGCGTTGATGCCATTACATCCTCCAATACTGCGCGACCCACGGATACCTACGCTGCACATCCGCACTCCACGGCGGCGAGTGCCCCGCAGTAAACACGAGACGCGTCGAAGGCTGCGGGCCCGCTCGCAACCAGTTAATCTTCACGAGCCCATCCTGCACACCCCACGACCCCTCCGGCGGGAAGAGTTTGAACGTCATCCATGCCTGGTCGGAGCCTGTGCCGGACGACGTCGCTGCGAGCGCCGGCGACGTCTCAGGGTCGAACTCGTCCCACACCTCAGGGTGCGACCCTGTCCGCAGCAGATACGCCCCGCCTTTGAGCTTCGGCTCTTTGTCGTCGACCCATCCAACGAAGTCCTCGTCGCGCTCGACGAGCGGCGTGAGGTCACCGGTCACGATCACATCGATGTCGAGCGCAAACACCCGCTCGCCGAGCACCGTAGCCTCGCGCGAGAAGACCCAGAGCCGCCGGTAACAGTTCGGGAAGTACCTCTTCCTCCCCCACGCGTGCGCGGCATCGTATTTCACCTGGTGCGGATTGACGAGCTCCTCGAACGTCGTCTCCGGCATCGGAAACGCCTCGATGCGCGGATCGAGCCCACGCGTGTCGTCCGTAATGCAAACCAGCTTGTGCGGGAACGGCGCATGCCGCTCGAGCATCGCCAGAAGCACGTTCACGTGTTCAGAGCGAAAGAGCCGCGGCCCATGCGGCTGCTTCGGCACCCACTTCCAACAGACGAACGTGATCACCGCTTCTCTCCGTAGCGAAGCTCGAGAAGCAGCTCGAGGTAGTGAATCGCCTTACGGAGGTCGTCTGCGCCACCCTTCATCTCGTGGCGGCAGACGTATTTGATGACGTTCCCCTCGGCAAAGCCTAGGCGATTGCGTTCGATGAACTCGATCGGCTGGATGGCGAAACGCTTGTAGTGGTCGCCGCCTTCCTGAACGTTAAGCGCGCTCATGTCCACGCCCCCACCGGCATAGGCGCCTTTTTCGGCGGCGGCCTGAAGTGCGCGACGATACGCGGCATGACCGCCTGCGACGTGCCGAGGCAGAGGTACTGCAAGGCGTCGTGCAGGTCCGCCCACGGCCGCACCTTGTCGGGCTTCTCGTCCATCGAACCGTCCTTCTTGGCCTTGAAGAGGTACTTCGACAGGAACCCCTGGATCAGCAGCTTGCACCGAGGGTCGACGAGAAACATAGGCTTTCCACCTTGATGCTGGTTCAGCCATTTCTCCACCGCCCGTATCCGCGGCTCGATCGCGTTCGTCGACGCCGGCACCGCGGCGAACCCAAGCCTCCTCAGCGCTTGGAACACGCTCTCCTCGCCGATCATGCTGCGTTGGTTACCGCTCGGGTCACCCACGCATGCAACCGGGATCCCTGAAAAGCGCGGCTCGAGAAGGAGCGGGCGGAGGTGGTCCGTCACGAACTTCTCGATGCCCATGTTCGCCCGCTCGAGCTCGGCCAAGATCAGGAGCCGGCCGCGCGGGTCCACCTGCCCGATGATGGCGGCCGGATGTCGCGCGAAGTCGAGCCCGACAAGCAAGATGCCCGAGCGGACGGGCTCGAGCGGCTCCTTCGAGATGTGGAAGTCCGGGATGAACGTCGACTCGTACACCGCACGCCCATCGGCCGAGTCGCCCCACTCGCCGTGCACGTGCTGCTTGATCCACCGCTCGTTCCTCCCCTCGGCGAGCTCCTCGTAGTAGCCGGGGCGAAGAAGCGCGCGCCACGTCGCCTCTGGGGAGAGGCCCGAGGGTTGCGCGGTGTAGTGCACATTCTCCGGCCTGTTCTCCACGAGGAACTCGTACCACGGCGACGACTTCAATCCAGGGTTCGAGTCGCCGATCACGCCGTACCACGTCGCCGGGCAGATCTTCTGTGGCGGAAAACGGCCCGTGCGGCCAAACATGTCGGACAGGAGGTTGAAGTCGACCTCGCGAAACTCGTTGATGAAGATGCCCGTGAGCTGCAACGACAGAAGCCGGCGCTGATTCTCCGGCCGGTCGAACGACAGGAAGTACCAGTCGGACGCGATGTCGCCGACCCTGATCTTCACGAGCTGCTCGGAGGGGTGCCACGACGCGATGTCGCGGAACCACTGCGAGATGTCGGCGAGCACGCCGCGCTTCAGCTCCGGCAACGTCGTACGCACGATCGCCCAGCGCGTACGCCGGATCCCATCCGGCATCGGCTGCTGGGCCGCCGAGATCGCGAGCATCTTGAAAAGGCACGTCGTCGTCTTCGTCGAGCCGAAGGGTCCCGTGACGAACTGGTAGGGCTTCGTCGACTTCCAAAAGTCGACGAGGGTCGAGTCGACCGTGAAGTCAATCCGCCCGCGCGCCATCAGAAGCCCTCATCCGTGAAGCCGTCGTCGTCCCCCTTCTCCGCGGCGCCCTCGATCACGACAGGTGCGGGACCGCCAGGCACGTTGATGTTCAGCACGAACCGGCCGGCGCCACCGCCTTCCTTCTTCTCGGGCTCGTCGACGGAGGCGATTTTCGCGAGGGATTTGAACGCGTCAAGCCGCGCGGTCATGCTCGCGTTCTTGTCGCCGACGACCCTGAAGATGTTCATCAGGGAGTCCTCGACGAGGAGGGCGGCCTTGAGCTTGACCCGCTCCTTCGCGTTCAGGTCGCTCTGCCAGGCGCCGCGGGTCTCTTTGAGTAGCGCCTGAAACCCCGGTGTCGCGAGGAGAGTGCGGAGCTCCTCCTCGGTCATGCCGTAGCGCGCGAGCACGTCCTTGACGTTCGAGAGACCCGAGACGAGCTCGAGCGCGAGGCGCGCGTCGCGTTCCGAGAACGCGCTACTATTCGCCGCTAGCCGCTGCAGTGACGTCTGAAGATTGCTCGCCATGGTCCGTTGCGTATGCAGCCTCCATACGCTCCACATACACACGCACGAGAGTCCGGATGATCTCCGAGACCGGGACTCCTCGCCGCGCGGCCACCGCCTTCAGGCGGTCGTAGTAGCCAGGATCGAGGTAAAAGTTCGTCCTGGTCTTTCTGTCGTTTGCACTCAAATCGGCATCCCTCCGTCCTCGTCGTCCTCGAGGATCCCTTTCCCGCTGAAGTAGCGCCGGCGGAGGTAGCTGACCAGCCAGCTCGCGAGCCACCACACCTCCATAGTGCCCATGTCGCTCCAGGAGGCCCAGTTGCTGTTCGCCTCCTCGGAGACACGCTTGCTACAGATAACGAGCACGTTGTCGATCTCGCCGCGCTCGGCCTGAGCAAGCAGGTGGCGCAACGTCCGTACGGCGTCGTACTTGCCGACCGGCAGCTCGGTGACGTTCGAAATCGAATCAGAGGCCATGTAGCTCCCACGTGCCTTTGCGGCGCTTCTTGTATTCCACGCCGAGCTGGGCGCAAAGACGGTAGAAGGCCGTTCGGCTGTACTTGAGGGCGCGTGCTGCCGCTGCCATGGAGCCGTATTTCGCGAGAGCGTAGGAAATGTACTCCCGCTCGAAACGACGTCTGGCTTCACGCAGCGGCAGCATGGCCTTAGGCGAAGAGGGCCGCGATCCAGCCGATCACCTTCTTGACGAACGCAACGAGCACATCGAGCAAGGTCGGCGGCTTCGGCTCCCGGTTGTCGGGGTAATTCCTGACGACCAAATTCGACGCCTCGCTCTCCTTGCCGTTCTTCGCGATCGAGGTCATGAAGAACTCGTGCTCGCCGTACGGCACCACGCCTTCGAGCACGAACGTGGTGACGTTCGGGGGTGCGATCGCGACGCGCACGCCGTCCATATAGACGCCGTATCCCTCGAGATCGCGCTCGGGCACGAGCTCGGAGCCGTCGGTGAATTCGGACGGCGGGGTCCACTGGAGGGTGGCGCTGTTTTGAGCGAAGGCGGCCATGGGTAGAAGGAGTGCGACCGTGAAGAGATGTCTCATGCGCATTGGGGTTTACCGTGGTTAACCTGGTGGAGATCCGAATGTAGCGCTAAGCGGCGTTGCCGTGTAGGGGTGTAACTCGCAAAAGGTTCCACGTGGAACATAGGCGGAGTATACACAAAGCCAAAATCTTTCCCAGATATTTTCGAGGTAGATAGCGGGGGCGGCGGCCCCGGGGCCGCCTTGTCCTGCCTACCCCTACCCCTACCCCCACGAATGAAAAACCCATAGGGCGAGCCCTTGGGCTCTAGGTGGGACTGCGGCACCGACATAATCCGCAGCGGCATACGCTCGGTATGGCCGGGCTCCCGCCGATTGTGGCGCTCGCGCGCGTTCGCGTGCTCGGGCGTCGCGTCGGACACACGGGCGCCCTTCCATACCACGGCGACGCGACGCCGTGGAGGAAAACCATGGAGCACGTCGCGTTCTCCGCGCTCGTTGCGGTGCACCGTGTGGTATGTCCCACACGGGGCGCTAGGCAGAGCAAGCTAGGGGCCGATAGGTGGACACTCCGGAGCTTCCACGAGCGTGGAACGCCATGCGGACCATGGCGGGGCGTACCGGGGACCCACGTCGGAGAACCGGCGGGGAGAGTCAGGTACTAAGACCTACCTATAAGGGATAAACCATGAAAAAGCATCCAGACTATGGGCGGCAACCGGCCTTTCGGCCGGATGCCACCATCAAGCGGAAACGGAAACTTCGGCGGCCAGGGAGCAGGCGCAAGCTATGGTCTAACCCTGAAAGGCCGAAGCAGCGCAAGTGCGAATGCACGATGCACTACAGCTGTCCCCTACACCGCTAGACCGCTAGACCGACGCACCTAACGCGCGCAGTGCCGTTAGGTGTGCCGTTCGTCGGCGCAAACCCTCACACGCGCGAGCGTGTGGGGGTTTTTTCGTTTCCGTAGGAGGTGCGAATCATGGAACCGTTTCAGTTGATAGTGGGAATGGCCAATCTCCGCAAGGAGATTGGCGCCATAGCGGCTTCGGCGGCGAAGCTGAACGAGCGTATCCACGTTTGCGCGGTATCGTGTCTCGCGCACGTGCGCGATCACGGCGACTGGACGCCAGCAGCGCTTCTATGTGACGCGCTGCCAAAGGGCCAGCGCGTGAAAGCGCTCGCGCATTGGTTCAACTATTTTTCGAACGGCAAGCTGAAGCTGCGCGAGACAGAGCACGGCTACCGTGCTACGCTCGCGAAGGATCGCACCGCGGCGGACTTCGACGTCGAAGGTGCGATGGTCGTCAAATTCGGTGATCTCACTACCGAGAGAGAACCGAAGGTGATGACGGCGGAGGCGCTCTTGAAAGTGCTCGCTCGCAAGGCGAGCACAAAGGAATTCGACGAGAACGGCCAGCGCAAGGCGACAAGAGCCAGCATTGCGCTCGCTGCGAGCCTCTTCAGGCTCGCAGATGAGATGGTGAAGTCGCCGGAATTCGAAGCGCTCCTGAGAGAGGAGCGCTTCGAAATGGAAGGAACGAAGATCCTCGAGGCAGCGGAGGCGCAGGCCGCGTGAGGTGGAGCGCGAGGGCGAGGGGCGCGTCGCTCCTCGCCCCTTTTTATGCGCATAAAACGCGGTTTTCACGCCGAGAGCCGCGTTTTATGCACGTTTTGCGATTTTTATGCATCGCGCCTTTTGGCGCGTACGAGACAGCTTCAAGTTGTCACCTTGTCACTGCTACTGTCACTCTTTTTCCTTGAAAATTCAATATACAGTGACAAGGTGACAAGGTGACAACAGTTTAGTTCGGAGCTGGGGAAATTTTCTTTGTGTATACTCCATGCGCACGTGTGTGTATGCGTGTGTGCGTGTGGGTGGGAATGGGATCGAGTTGTCACGGTTGTCACCTTGTCACTGTTCGTTGATTTCAGGCACTTTTTTTGTGACAGCGACCGTGACAAGGTGACAACTCAGAGCTGTCGCAAAGTAGCCAGCTAAATTGATGCGAATCATTCTCGATACGAAGCTGTCGCCCAGTCGCCAGCTACGTTTATGCAAGCGGGCTGCGCGCTTTATGCATGTGGGGTCTCACACCCTCACACCGCGTAACCCCTAACCACCGAACCCCCAAACCGCGCCCCGCCGTCCAGACTGGGCGCGGCACGAAGATGGAGCCGGTCGCGTCGTCACGCGACGCCTGATGAGGCCCAGACACAGGAGGATGAGACATGATCGCGTACCACTTCGTCGGCTCGACCCTGCGCGACGGTCGGCCGGTCCCGCCCGATGGCGTGTGGCTGGAGCATGACGGGCCGATCGCCATTCGCGAGTCCGGCCTGCACGCTTCGCGCCGCCCGTGGCATGCGCTGCAGTTTGCTCCGGGCGAGACGCTGTGCCTCGTCGAGGTCGCGGACATCGTGGAGGAGGAGAGGAACAAACTCGTTGCCCGTCGCCGCCGGATCGTGCGGCGAGTAGATCTGACGGCCGACCTGCGGCCCTTCACACTCCAGTGCGCGCGGGACGTGCTGCACCTGTGGGACGCGCCGGACGTCGTCCGGCGATATCTCGAGACGGGGGATGAGACGCTCCGGGCCGCTGCGTGGGCCGCCGCCTGGGCCGATGAGGAGGCCGACGCGTGGGTCGCCGCGCGGAACGCCGCGTGGGAGGCCGCGTGGGAGGCCGCGAGGGACGCCGCCTGGGCCGACGAGATGGCCTACGCGAGGACCGCCGCGTGGTGCGCCGCGCGGAACGCCGTGAAGGCCGCCGCGTGGGACATCGCGTGGGTCGCCGCGTGGCGCGCCGCGGACTATGCCGCGCAGGCCGCCGCCTGGGCCGACGAGATGGCCCACACGAGAGTCTCTGCGCGGGCTGCGCGGAACGCCGCGTGGACCGCCGCGTGGGACGCCGCGCTGGACGCCCAAGGCGCGCGGTTCGATGCCCTATGTCGGGCGCGGTTAGGCGTCACGGAGGAGGATACGAGTTATGACTGACCGTATTTGGGTTCTCGGGGCACCAGACCCCGAAATGGAGATCATCGAGCGCCTGCTCCGCGAGTGCGGCGAGCACGTCGAGTACGCCACTGTGTGGCGCGACGGCGCGCGGCGGCGCGTGACGCCCGCGGAGGCGTACGCGCCTGATGTCGAGATCGGCGAGGGCCTGCGCGGCATGCGCGCGACGGCCTACATGGTCGAGTGCGCCCCCGCCGTCCTCGTCGGCTCGTCCATGGACGGGATCGATTGGGCCGGAGCGGCGGTCAAGATCGACCATCACCGACCCGGCGACCCAGGTTACGGGCGAGCGCCCGAGGAGTTTTTCGAGGCGTCAAGCATCGGGCAAGTGATCGCGGAACTCGCGCGGCTCGACGTACTGCCGGAGGACTGGCGATACGTCGGGATTCACCCCGACGATCCCACGTACTGGGATCGGGAGGGGGAGCTCGTGCCATTGCCGGGCGGCCGGACCGTCCGGTACTGGCACGCCCTGGGGGTGCGGTATGAATACCGCATCCCTGCGGATCACGTCCTCGCCGCCGCCGCGGACCACTGTCTCGCCGCCGCCTACCGGGGCGAGTGTCCGGGCGTCGATCCGGATGCACTCATGCGGTGGCGAGTCGAGAGTCGCGCCGCGCATCAAGGCCGCTCGGCCGACGAGATACTAGCGGACGTGGAGCGAGCGCGGGAAGCGCTGCGCGCTGCACCCACGGTGCAGTTGGCGGACGGAATCGCCGCGCGCGACATGCGCGAGGCGTACACCGTACAGACGGTGCTGGTCGTGCCGTTCGTGCCGGGAGCGTCCGTCGACGCAGCCGGAGTCGGCGACGCTAAGTTCGTCGTGTTCGGTCCCCGCGCCGAGGGCGCGTGGGACGAGGGCGGGCATCACACCTTCGTTGAGCACGGCGTTCCCGAGCTGCCCGAAGCAGCAGCACGAGAGGGCGTCTGCTTTTTGGCGCGTCTGCCCGGCCCGGGCGGGCGCACGAAGATCGTCTGCCAGGCCGGAAGCCCAGAGCAAATCCGGGCGTTCATGGAGGTCTGGGCACCGCGCGAGGGACTCGCGGACATCTACGGCGACCCCGCCCGCGGCTTCGCCGGCGGGTATCTGGCGGCATGAGTAGACAGCTTAGACAAAGACAAGGAGACGAAGATGTACATCGTGATGACTGGCGACGGCGACCTGCTGTGCGACGGAGTATCCGAGCACGAAATCGACCGCGTGGCGCAGGAGTGGGCCGACCGCCTCGCGGAGACTGTTTACTACATCGAGAGCGGCACCGACCTAGACTCTGACGACGAGGATGAAGGCGTCGCGGTCAAGCCGCGCACGGTGCGCTGCGAGTGCGGCGACTATACCGGCGAGCGCTGCATGTGGATCGGCTCGCCAGAGGAAACGGTCGTCGTCGAATACATGCCCGAGTACTTGCGCGCCTCGCACAAGGCCGCAGGCGGTGCCGGAGTCTATCCGTACGACGGCTCGGTCCGCATCCGGTGCGAGCGCTCATGCGCCGAGTCGATCGTAGAGCACGACGCCGATTGGGCGCGGATCGTCGAATAGGGGATAGGCGTCATGGCCAAGCGAGCAAGCTACAAGGCCGCCATCGCTTGGGTCGCGGAGTATGACTCAGCAGGCGACGCCGACAGCCTCGATCCTGAAGTTGTGAGCGAGCTGATCACCGCTCAGCTCGTCGCGGACCTGTTCGATGTGCCACCTGAGAAGGTGGGGCGCGACATCGTGCGCTATAGAAAAAAGCACGGCATCTACGAGTGATGCCGCAGCGTAATGCGCCCTATCGGGAGCTAAGACTATGGACACAAAACGGCTATATCTGGCATTCCGTTCGCGCTTCCCTCTGACGAGCGCGCGTGAAGCGTTGCGCGTTGCGCGCTTAGGCGCGCGCCCACGGTTACCCACTGAACCCTATGTGGCGCAGCGCATAGATGGGAATTTCGGTCGATGGTGGCCCACTGAGTATCGCCGCGATCCACGTACGCCGCTATTCGGCGCGTGGCTTACAGACTCGCGCGGCCGGCGAACATCCGAACGTTGGTGTGAGGATACCGTGGACGCCGGGCTCAGGTTTGTCGGCTTCGCGGATGAACTCGCGCCTCGCACCATCCAGCACAAGGGGTGGTACACGCACCCTTACGATGACGGCGAAGTCTACCGCGGCGCAGTCTGGCAATTGCCCGCACGCAACGGCGAGTGTCTTTACGTCGCGGGATTCATCGATCCATACAACGATAGCGCGGCGCTCATAGACTTCGATACGATTCGCGGCGAGCCTGACGACGACAAAATCAAGGCCGAGGCCGCGTACCGTGCTGATGCTATCGCACGGATTCACGCCGAGCATGAGCGCGAGTATCAGGAGAAATGGGAAGCGGCTCGGCGCGTGCGAGACTTGCTCGAAGACATTTGCGACGCGCGCAGACAGCATACCGCGCTCATTCGCGCCATTTGGACTGGGGAACGTGATGATGCAATCGGCGCGCGCCTACGCGCCGCGTGTCGCGACTCGGTGCGACGGGCGCGGCGCGAGATTGCCGCCATTCTCGCGGAGTATGGCGACGAGATCATGTCCGATGAGTATGCCTAAGTGCGACGGTAGCGGCCACCGAGAGGACAGAACCATGACTGTGATCCGCACGCTTCGTTATGGAAAAGGGTACTCGGGCCGGCTCGGCAATCGGTGCTGGGCGGCCCGTATCACGGGCACCGACAATCGCTTCGGCCTCAAGCGCGCATTCCTTGAGCCGGTGCACGTCGAGCGCGAGCATTTCAATCGTTCGCGCACCATCATCCATTTCAGCTACGAACTAGAGCTCGACGGCCTCTATGAGCTCTCCGAGGGCGGCGAGCGTTGGTTCGTCGGCGTCTGGCCGCACAAGGCCACCGGCGAGCCGGTCAGCGGCCGGATTTCCGACGCGCGCGCCTACGCTTGGGCGAAGGCGTTAGATGAAGGCAAGTCCGACCGTGAAGCTCGCAAGGCGAGCAAAGGACTCTGAGCAGACAGGAGCAACCTATGCCAACCCTGCTGAGCGACAACCCAACTAAACGCTGCGTTTAACGAGCGGCCCGTCGCGGCTCATGATAAACACTGCGAATCATAGGAGCTAGGACAGTGACAGAGAAAGCGAAAGCCTATTGCGAGCGGCTCATAGCGGATGGCGTTTCATACAACGCCGTTTTCGTTCCGCAAAGCCAGAGCCGCAACAAGGACGAGACGCGACCGAGCTTAAATTGGCGCGTCACGATCGCGAAAGACAATGTTCGGCTCGAGACGGACTACATGCAGGGATGCGCGTACTTGCCGCATTACTCGCACGCGTTCGCCAAGTTCCCCGTTTACGAGGCCGCAGTCCGTGAGGCATGCGAGACTGGCAAGTCACGCATTATCCCGGCCAAAAGCGCCTACGATGCCGCGCAAGGCGACCGCGCAGTGCCAATAGTCCGCGAGATTCCTGCACCTGAGTTCGTGGACGTGCTCTATAGCCTAGTGTCGGATGCGAGTGTTATCGACTTCCCGGGCTTCGAGGAATGGGCTAGGGAATACGGCTATGACACGGATTCGCGCAAGGCCGAGCAAATGTACCGCGAGTGCTTGGACACTGCCCTGAAGCTACGCGCTATCGTCGACCTGGACGAGGCGCGTGAAGCCTTTCAGGGTTACTACTACTAGGGGCAATGAGCAATCAAACCATATCCGTTCAGAAGATCGCCGAGGCTTTGCGCAGCGCCAAGCCTCATGCGCCATTCGGTACGCGCGCCGACTATGTGCGCGCGCAGATAATTGGATGGCGCTATGCCGTGGTGCGCATCGCTGACGTGCTCCAAAAGGAGCTTCCCGACTTCGACCGCGCGAGCTTCAACAAGGCTTGCGGCGCAGACTGAGCAATGGGGCGCGCCCCACCTATTCAGGAGCAGGAGATGAAGACGTACGAATGGCTGGCACAAAAGGTTGTTGCTATCAACAATTGCCGCGAAGCTGGACTGGATGAATGGCGCGAGCGCCATACGGAAGCGCTCGAAGCGTTTGTGCGCAGCAGCGCTCCATCAGGGGCGGGGTTTGACAACGGAACGCGCCTTAATCTAGAGCGCAGCAATGCTAGGCGGCTCGAATTCACAACGGCATTCCATCACATGGACGAGCACGGCTCATATGATGGGTGGACCGAACATACCGTGACGGTGCGCCCGAATCTCGCGCTAGGTTTCGAGCTAACCGTAGGCGGGAAGGATCGTAACGGGATAAAGGATTATATCGCCGACGTATTCCACGATTGGCTTAGCAGCCCCGCCGACAGCTAGCGTAGCGTAATGCGTCCCGGGCATTGGGGCGCATTGCGATGCGACAGAGCATCGAACTATCGGGGCTAGATACGCTGATGAAGGCGAAACGAATCAACCAACCTGGGCTCCCGCACGCTATCGCCTTGTATGATGCACGGCACTTTCACTCCGTGCTGATCGATGAAGCCGAAGCTCGTGAGCTCATAGAAGAACTGAAGCGGTTACTCGATAACAATCCGTCTGAAATACCTACTCAATCGCATGACACCTAGTCGCGTAAAGGATCATTGGGATGAACACCTACCGATGCGAATGGCGAATCGACATCACGGCGGAGACTCCAGAGGAAGCAGCGCAGAAGGCCGAGGAGCTCATGCGCGGCGCGCTGCTGTCGTGCTGGACCGTCATTGACGAGCACGGCGATGAGCAGACTTTCAATGTGCCGGCGCTGGCCCGACGTGATGTTGATGGCAGCTGAAGGGCCGGGCCACGGCCCGACCAACCGTTTCTCTGGCGACGGCTGGGGGCGCGGCCTGATTGCATCTCACGTCTGCCTTGAGGGGGACGGCATCAGCGACGGCCTTAAACCGCCGCACCACATGGAAGCTATCACTGACGAGATTTTTGATACTTAACGGTGGTATAGTTCTTAAATGCTCATGGATAAGGGGAGTATGGGCGAGTTCGCCGGGAACGGCGCGTTCCTCGGCGATGGGGGCGGCGCGGGGGATGGCGGCGCTATGATCGTCGGGAATAATTGGAACGTCGAGCAGCTGGTTGCGATTGCCCGGTTCGGCTTTTCTTCGACGGTGCAAGACGATGCTGTCTGAGCGGTTCCAGTGCCCACTCCAACTCCAACAATGGTATTGGCTGTACGTGCTCATCGCGATGGATGAGCAGTGCGGCTCGGGTATGACTGGGTCGCTGATCATTGATCGGTACGGCGATGTCGGTTTGCGGGTGAAGGACGATGTTGTCTGAGCGGTTCCAGCCGATGTTGTCTGAGCGGTTCCGGCACCCAGTCCAATGGTATTGGATGTACGTGCTCATCGCGATGGATGAGCAGCGCGGCTCGGGTATGGATAAGATGCCGCACGGCCGCGATGACAGTTTGCGGGTGAAGGACGATGTTGTTTGAGCGGATCCAGTGCCCATTCCAATGGTATTGGCTGTACGTGCTCATCGCGAGGGATGAGCAGTGCGGCTCGGGTATGGATGAGATGCCGCGCGGCGGCGATGACAGTTTGCGGGTGCAGGACGATGTTGTCTGAGCGGTTCCAGCCCCCAGTCCAATGGTATTGGCTGTACGTGCTCGCCGCGATGGATGAGCAGTGCGGCTCGGGGGCATGGATGCCGCCGATCATTGGTTATGACAGTTCGGTGCACGACGATGTTAGCGAGTCGTCTTGAACCGTTGGACCCCGCACACATGATCGAAGTTTTATGCGTGATCTACGAGGACAGGAAGCTCGGCGGAGGAATAAGCGTTTCCGCCTATGGCCGTGGGGTCGGCGAAAGCCGGCGGGTTATAGATGACATCGACGACAAAGGAGGCTGAGATAATGTCGAGTCTGTCGAAGAAGGGGAAGAACTCCAACGTGATCACCGATCCGATGCAGGTCCCGCCGCCGGGGCCGAGGATGCAGGACGGTGAGATCTGCATCGTGAAGTTCCGTGAGGCGCACTGCTACATCGGCCGTGTGTACATACGCGAGAACTACATCCGCATGACGTACCCCAAGTGCATCCGGCGCTGGGGTACGACCAACGGACTGGGCGAGCTGTACAACGGTCCGCTCTCCTCGACGGTGCTCGATCTCTCGCCCGAGCTCGAGATCCCGATGCTCGCGGTGAACTGCATCATGCGAGTGAATCAGGAGAAGTGGGCTAACCACATCGCGAAGTCCGAGCAGGGCGGCGATTGATCGGAGTCGTGAGGGTGGGACGACCACCCTCCCCCTTTCAGGTTTACCCATGTTGGCCGAACGGGAAAGGCTCGAGCCGATGCCGTGGGATTTCGGCATCGGCTCAGGAGAAAGCACCTTCATTGGGGATGGGTTCGGCTGCGGCCGTGGCGGAGGTGGCGCAGGCAACGGTGTTACGTTTGACCCCGACGTCCGGCACTCGGTAGGGCGTGACGATGACGACCACCCTCCCCTTTTCAGGTTTACCCATGTTGGCCGAACGGGAAATGATTGAGCCGTCGAATTTCGGCACCGGCTCAGGAGAAGACACTTTCAGCGTCTTTGGGGATGGGTACGGCTGCGGCGGCGCAGGTATCACAGGCAACGGTGCTACGCCTGACCCCGACGTCCGGCACTCGATAGGGCGTGACGATATCGAGGTTCACTAGGTAAACCGGGACGACGATGTTGATTGAGCGGGCCCAGTTGTACGACGAGCTGACGACCGGTAGGGGTTTAGGCGCGGCGGCCGATGGCGACGGAGAAGGGGCAGGACCTGGGCTCGGCGAAGGCGCGGGGCCGCGCAGACGTATCTTTGCCTTGGAAGACGACTCTATCGACGAGAGGAGTAACAGCTGATGGAAGAGGCAAACAGCACAACGATGATCGATCCTCCGGGTGTGATGATCATGCCGCCGGGGTGCGAGCGGTACGACGAGGCGGTCGAGTTGCTCGGCGACGAGACTCTCAAGATCTGCAGGGTCTACGCCCCCGAGATCGACACCATCGGACTGGTCGTGCTCTTCAATGACTGGGAGCGCCGGTTCGAGGCGGCAACACTCGCGCTGTTGATCAGGCCCGCGCGCGACGACACGCGCACGGTGCCGGTCGCGATCTACGTCGGTGATCCGAAGCAGTAGTCAGCTGCTGAGATGATCGCCGTACGAGTGTGGATCCCTTTGACGGAGGGCGGCTACGGCGACGGCGCCGGTGGGCACCACCACTTCGTTGGGAGCGGTGGCAATGGGTTCGGCGACTCGTGGGAGGGCATCGACGGCGACGGGACCGGCTTTGGTCTGGCGCGGGGTAGTCGCGTCGTGGACAACGATGTTGATTGAAGAAGACGACGACCACCACAGCGAAGGCACTGACGGTTGTCGTCGTGGATGATGACTGATGTTGGCTAGGGTAACGGGCGTCTCCTTCTCCTTCTGGAGCGTCGCGCGCTTCAATGGGGATGGCGACGGAGACGGCCTTGACGGCCTCTTAGACGGTTGCGGCGGCGATGGTGCCTTCGATGGGTTTGGCGATGGAGCTTTCGGCGGTCTCGGTGACGGCAACGGCGAGAGCCTAGAGTTGGTACTCGAGGACTGATGATCAGACGCATCGGTCACCCTGGCTGCCGGGTGGATGACTGATGTTGGTTAAGAAAACGGGCAACTTCTGGAGCGTCACGCTCTTCGATGGGGATGGCGGCGGAGACGGCCATGGCGGCCACTCAGACGGTTCCGGCGCGAGCGTCTTCGTTGGGTTCGGCGATGGAGCTTCTTTTGGCGGTTTCGGTAACGGCAACGGTGAGAGTCTAGAGTTGGTACTCGATGACTGATGATCAGACGCAGCGGAGAAGGCGACGCAGAGGGCGACGGCATCGGCCACCCCGGCTGCCGGGTAGATGACTGATGTTGGCTAGGAAAACGGGCAACTCCTTCTGGAGGAGCGTCGCGCACTTCCATGGGGATGGCGACGGAGACGGCTATGACGGCCACTCAGACGGGTCCGGCGGCGAGGGCTCCTTCATTTTTGGGTTCGGCGATGGAGCTTTCGGCGGTCTCGGTGACGGCAACGGTGAGAGTCCAGAGTTGGCACTCGAAGACTGATGATCAGACGCAGCGGAGAAGGCGACGGCGAGGACGGCTGCCGCGGGGACGGGAGCGAAGTCCGGTTGTACGAGGGGGCCGGCTGGCAAGAGTTCAATGGTAACGGAGAAGGGTCGGGCCTCGGCACCTTAATGGGAAACGGGCTTACGTGCGGGATCTTAACGGACGATGCTGATGCGTAAGAAAGGGCCGACGTTTGCAGAGGATACGTATGTCAACTCAGGGGACGGCTTCAGCCGCGGCGCTATCGATTTCGGCGACAGATTGGATGACCTCACGCGTTTCAATAACGAACGTGCGTGGTCGGGACAGGTGAACGACGACAGTGACGACAAAGGAGGCAGATGATGGATTTTCGACAACTCGCGCGTTACGTGCCGGCTCTATGGGAGTCGGACTCGACGGTGTATCTCGAGGGTCCGCCGGGATGCGGGAAGAGCGAGTTCGCGCGCCAGGTCCCCGACATCATGAGCGCGCGGCTCGGGACGAAGGTGGGGTTCCACAAGATCGACGCCTCGGTGCTCGATCCGGCCGAGGTGCCGGGCTTCATCGCGCCGGTGAAGTCGGCATCCGGCGAGGCGATCGCCGCGTACCTCCGCTCGGCGTTGATGCCGACGGAGGAGTACCTGAAGGAGCACCCGGTCGGGCTCTACTTCATCGACGAGCTCGCCGCAACGGTGCCGGCCGTGCGTCACGCGCTCGACGGCGTGCTGCTCGAGCACCGGTTCGGCCCGCGCTATCTGCCCGAAGGGTGGCGCGTGTGGGCTGCGGGCAACCGCACGGTCGACTTCTCGGGCGCCCAACACCTCGAGGCCAAGACACAGAATCGTGTCTGCAGGATTCAAGTCGAGGTGAACGTCGATCAGTGGGTCGAGGACTACGCGATGCCGCGCCGGCTCGACTCGGTGTGCACGGCGTTCCTGAAGACGAACCCGAAGGTGCTCGCCGACAAGGTGCCGGCGGAGCGGCAGCCGTTCTGCACGCTGCGCTCGTTCACCCATGCGACCCGGTTCTGGATGTCGCTGAAGCCGCACGAGCGGACGGATGCGGCGTTCCCGGTCATCGCAGGCTTCATCGGCGACGGGCCGGCCGCGGAGTTCCTCGCCTACTACAAGTACTCGGCCGAGCTCCCGACGATCGAGGAGATTCTCGCCGACCCGGAGCGTGCGAGGGTGCCGAAGAAGCTGGATGTGATGTACGCCGCGCAGCTCGCGTGCGTCCAGGCCGGGTTCGACGGCAAGGACCTCGACACCCTTTGGCGCTACATCCAGCGGCTCGCCGCCGAGCTCCACCTCCCGGCCGCCCGGCAGTGGGCCCGTAGGGAGGCGACGCGCCGGCGGCTCGGCACGTCGAANGCGCTCGCCGCCTACGTGGCGAAGCACGCTTCGGACCTCATCGAGATCATGGAGGGGTGAGATGATGAGCTACCAGAAATACCTGGACGAGCAGCGCAAGCACTTTGAGGAGCTGCGCGCCTCCCTCCACCTCATGTTGCTTGCGATCCCTGACTTGTTGGAGGTCGGCATCAGCTACGACGGTTCGGGCGACAGCGGGCAGGTGGATGAGGAGTCGCTTTGGACCACCCCCGACGGCCTCGACCTGCCCGACGACGTGGTGAAGAAGTTCGTAGACCTCGCCTATGCGGCCGTCGACGCCATCGAGCCCGGGTGGGAGAACAATGAAGGGGCATTCGGCCATGTAGTGTGGACCAGAGAGGAGGGAGAGATCAAGGTCGAGCATAACGTACGCACGTATGTCTACGAGGAGCACACGCTATGACCCATCCTCTATTCCACGCTCAGTCGAGCGCTCGGCGTTGGGGCGGCAAGCCCGAAGACTACCTGCCGATCCACGAGTGGTTCGACGCCACTAAGGAAGTCTTTGCCGACTACCGCCACCGCGCGCTTCGCCACCACAGTCAGGGGATCTTCGAGGCGGAGCGTGTCTTTGGTGTGGCGATCACCAACAGCGACGGTAAGCAGGTCCCTGTCAGGTACATCGGCGAGCAGCACGTGAAGGAGGACTGTGGCGGACGGATCCCTACGGTGGCGGATTGGTTCAGGGAGATTCCGCGCCGGTCGTGGATGAGTAGAGGGTATAAGATACCGGAGGCTGAAGATGGACAAGGTTGAGCAAGCGCGCACGTGGCTGCTCCTAAGGCGGCCGTTCTATGGCTCGCTCGCCCTGCAGCTGCTGAAATGGCGGCGGAGTGAATCCTTTCCCGTAGCTGCCACAGACGGCACGACAGTGTGGACGAACCCGAAGGGGTTTGACGGTCGCCCGCTTCAGGAGCGAGGCTTCATCGTCGCTCATGAGGTGCTGCATGTCATTTTCGATCACTGCGGCGCAGGCGCCAGATACCAGAAGTCGGGGCTCGGGCCGGACGGGAAGCCGTGGAACACGATGAAGGCGGCGATCGCGACCGACATCATGGTGAACTTCCACCTGATGCAAGACGGCTTCGAGCCACCGAAAGACGCGATCGTTCCGGCGGCGTTCCCGCACCTGAGCGTCGACTTCGATACGACGTGGGAGGAGGTGTACTCGAAGCTTGAGCTTCCGAGCGGGAGCGGCGGCAAGGGTCGTGGCAACGCACAGGGTGGCGGTGGATTCGACGAGCATCTTGCGCCTGGCGAGGGCGGCAGCGACGAGGAGCAGGCAGTCTCGCGCGAGCTCGTGCTCCGCGCGGTCGCCCAGGCGCTCGAAACCGCCAAACGTGCGGGCAACGCCCCCGTTTTCGGCGACCGCCTCATCGAGTGCCTGGCCCGCCCGAGGTTCAGTCTGAAGGACGCGCTCGTCGAGGAGCTCCTTGCGCGCGGCCGCGGCGCGGACTGGAGCTTTAAACGGCCGAAGCGCCAGAAGCTCTGCCTCACGCCGGGTTTGATCATGCCGAGCATGATCAGCCAGTCGGCCGGCAAGGTGGTGATCGGTATCGATGTCTCGGGTTCGATCGACGTGCACACGCTGAATTACTTTGCCTCGGTGCTCGATGCGGCATTGAACGAGGTGTCGTTCGACGAGCTCTGGGTGGTGACGATCGAGTGCGACGTGACCGGCGGCCAGCAAGTGCAGGACACGGGCGAGCTCTGGCAGTTCTTCCAGCGAGTCAAAGGCGGCGGGGGCACGTATATGCCGGCCGTCTTCCCGTGGATCGATAGTCAGGGTATCTGTCCGACGCAGGTCGTGATCCTGACGGACGGCTACACCGACTTCGGGGATCCGCCGTCCTATCCGGTCACGTGGTGCATCACTTCCGACGTCAAGTCTCCGTGGGGGCGGACGCTGAAGGTGGAGGTCGAAGCATGACGGAAGAGTACACTAACCTCGGCAAGACCGAGACGACCTTCACGGTCGATCGTAGCCGGGCCTTGGAGTGGATGAAGGTTGGCCTGATCGCGCTCGTCTTCGGGCGGTGCAAGGTCGTGATGACGACGCACGAGACCACGCTCAAGACCACGAGCGGCGAAGGGAGAGGTCCGAAGCTTATTCCGTTCTCGAAGGGCGATGCTTAGCGTCCGGGACAGCGAACGGCAGGGCCTGTTCAACAGACGCATCGCCATGTTCGGGTACGTCTACGAGGAGCGGCCAGGCGATGGTTCCGGCGTAGGCGCTGGCTACGGCGAATACGGCAGGGGTCTTGTTTTGCTGCAGTGGGTGCTAGTCGGTGGGATGCACGTGATTGATGACAGCTGAAGGAGGCCGCGATGAGCGGATTTGATCTTAGGTCTTGTGAGGAGGCGAAGGATGAGGAAAGAAATCGTTGATGCTGTGCGTTCGAGCTGGGTCATGGTTCGGCTCGAGACCTATGGCTGGGGTGGAAGCCGCACGGACAAGAACGCGTCGCGCGAGGTCGAGGCTCAACACGGCGCAGCCGCCGGGTCTGTCCGAGCGGTGAAGCAGCTGCTCGTGACGGCGCAGGCTGAGCTCGACGCCGTGCGGCGGATCCAACGGGAGATGCGGGACTACCTCGACTCCGTGTCCGTGCCGTGGTCGGGGCGTGGCTCCCGGCTCGTGCCGACGTCGCAGTTGGTCGACGTGCTCGAGCAGCTCGCGAAGCGGAACGTGCAGCTTCGGGAGGCGGTTAACCGGTTAGCCTCGGTGTGGGACGAGCGCGTGCAGACGTCGAAGGCGGCGCTCGGCACCCTTGGGCTCGACGTCGCCTACCCGGCCGCGGATGATGTGCCGAAGCTCTTCGGCGCAAGGTTCTCGTTCGAGCCGATCCCGGACAATCAGTCGTGCCGGCGGCTCTCCCTCCCCGCCGAGGTGGCGGATCATCTGGTCGAGCGGATGGAGCGCGAGCACGCGCGCGCCGTCGAGGAGGCGAGGCAGCAGGTGCTCGAGCGTGTCCAGGCGGCGATCGTGCGCGTCAGGGACCGCATGGCGAAGAAGCTCGAAGGCGAGCGGACGCAGCTCCATGAGTCGGCGCTCGAGGAGCTCCGTCAGACGGCCGTACTTCTCTCCGAGCTTGACTTCGATGGGTCCCTGCAGAAGTTGATCGAGGAGATCGACGCCGTTGGTCGCACTCCCGTCGAGCGGCTGCGTGAAGACAGGCACACGCAAGAGCTCGTGAAGGTTCAGTTCGACGAACTCTTGCAGGAATTCCCCGAGCTTGCAGCGTGACGGAGCTAGCGGACGACTCGGACTCTTGGCATCAGACGGACGTGTTAGTATAGTACCACTAAAGTGGACCTCGTTACGCTCGACTTCGAAACATTCTGGTCCCGAGAGTATTCGCTGTCGAAGCTCTCGGTAGAGGACTATGTCTGCGATGAGCGGTTCCAGATCATTCTCTGCGCCTACAAGGTGAACGACGAGCCGGCGCGCTGGTTCACTGGCACACTGGATGAAGTCCGCCAACACCTCGCCGACATCATCACGCCCGAGACGGCTGTGCTCGGGCACAACGTGCGTTTCGATGGCTGCGTCACGACGGCTCAGCTCAAGCTTCCGGCGCCGAAGCTCTGGCTTTGCACGCGCTCGATGGCGAAAGCGCTGCTCGGACAGTTCCTTCCGAACGTGAGTCTCCATAGCTGCCTCGAATACCTGAAGCTCCCCTACGCGAAGGGGGACGCTACACAATGGGCGTGCGGACTGCGACGGGAGGACTTCTCGCCGGAGCAACTTAAGGCGTACGCCGACTACTGCGTGAACGACGTCGAGGCGACCTATGCTCTTTTCAGGCGGCTCGCGCTCGACTTTCCGCCGGGCGAGTATTTCACCGTCGACCTGACTACGAGGATGTACCTCGAGCCGCAGATCGTGCTCGACGCGGACCTCTTGCTCGAGATCGAACAGGAGGCGGAGCGGAAGCAGGAGGAGCGGCTCGCCAAGGTGGCGGAGATCGCACCGCCCGACGTGCTGTCGTCGAACCTGAAGTTCGCGGCGCTCCTCGAGCAGCTCGGTGTCGAGGTGCCGATGAAGACCTCGCCGCAGACCGGGAACCTGATCCCGGCGCTCGCGAAGCAGGACCCAGGCTTCAAGGACCTGTGCGACGAATACGCGAACGACGAGCTCATCACCGCCTTGCTCGACGCTCGGCGAGGGCAGAAGTCCCGCCAGGAGGTGACGCGCGCACGGCGGCTCCGCGAGATCGCGCTACGGTACGGCTTCCTACGGGTGCCGCTCCTTTACCACAGCGCACATACGACGCGCTATGGGGGCGACGAATCGATCAACCTGCAGAACCTGCCGAGGGTTTACAACTCGCGCCTGCGTTACGCACTCAAGGCGCCGCCAGGGCACGTGCTCCTCGCCGCCGACCTCTCGCAGATCGAGGCGCGGTGGTACGCGTACCTCTCGGGGCAGAGCGACCTCCTGGGCCAGTTCGCACGAAAAGAGGACCCCTATGCCATCTTCGCCTCCCAGCTTTTTCATCGGGAGATCAAGAAGGGGCGGGACACGCGCGAGCGCGACATCGGCAAGGAGGCGATCCTTGCGATGGGGTTCGGCGTAGGCGCGACGGCGTTCCGCCGCCGTCTCCGCGGGCAGTACAACATCGTCATTACCGAGGGCGAGGCAGAGCAGTACGTCGAGGTCTACCGGTCGACGTTCCACCGGGTGCCGAAGTACTGGCGTTGGCTCGCCCAACGGATCGAAGATATGTACTACGGCGCCGAGATCCAGATCGGTCCGTGCTGTACGTTCAAGAACGGCGTGCGCGGTCCTGACGGGTTGGCGCTCTACTACCCAGACCTTCGTGACGAAGGGAACGGCGAGTGGACTTACTTGTCGAAGGGGCGTTGGCGGAAGAAACTCTACGGCGGGAAGNTNCTCGAGAACCTCTGCCAATTCCTCGCGCAACGTTTGCTCGTGCACTACGAGCGCGAGATATACCGGTTAACTTCGCTAAGAGTTAAACTGCAGGTCCACGACGAAATCGTGTTCGTCGTGCGGGAGAAAGACGCCGAGGTGTATGCTAAGGCGATCGAGATGATCATCACACGCAACGTCCCGTCGTGGGCCGCCGGCCTCCCGGTCGCTTGCGAGGTGGGATGGGCGCAGGACTACGGGAGCGTCAAATGAGCAAAAGGAAGATAGAGTCGCTATACGCGTCGCTCGGTGACGAGATCCGGAAGGCCCGGACCAAAGCCGGTCTCACGCAGGCGGAGCTCGCGAAGAAGGTGAAGTTGAACCGGACGACGATCACGAACTTCGAGCTCGGGCGCCATCGGCTGTCGCTCAGGAACATCGAGGCGATCGCGAGGGCACTCGGGCTGGTGCTGAAGCTCAAGCTCGCGCGAAAGTAAAGACCGACTATGTGACGGGCGCTGAGCGCTCCTACGCCAAAGGAGGATATGTATGAGGTTTACCCCCAGGTGGCACGACACCCACCCGATCTGGAAGTGGCACAAGTGGTTCGCGTGGCATCCGGTGTTTATCAAGCGCATTGGCAAGCAGGTCTGGCTCGAGTGGGTATATCGGAAGCGAGTGCGATCGGGAAGCCCCTTCTCTAGAGACCCCTACGAATTCGTCTACGAAGCCGACGAGGTCGGAATCCTCCAGTACGACGCCGAGCAGGAGGAGGCAGGGCAACGTACTGAGGTGGAGGCGGTATATATGGCCTTCTATAGAGACGTCGCCGACAGCGGGAGCATGGTGTTGTGACGGTCGCATGGTCATACTCAAGGCTCGAGAACTTCGAGCTCTGCCCAAAGTGGTTCCATGCGGTGTTCGTCGCGAAGACCCATCGCGAGGAGAAGCACCCGTCAGCCGCACACGGTCAGGAGGTGCACGAGGCGTTCCGTAAGGCGGTCGTCGAGAAGGCGCCGTTGCCGCCGCAGCTCGCGCGGTTCAACCGCATAGTGCAGCTATTCTCGTCGTTCCCCGGCGAGCAGCTCACCGAGTTCCAAATGGCGGTGAACGCGGAGCTTAGGCCCACGGACTGGTTTGCGAGGGACGTTTACTGTCGGGCGATCGCCGACTTCGCGGCGGTCGGGCAGCGCGATGCGCTCCTCGTCGACTACAAGACGGGGCGGCCGAAGAACGAGTTCACGCAGCTCGAGCTCACGGCGTGCCTCCTAATGTCGCACCGGCCCGAGATCCAGACGGTGAAGCTGAGGTTCCTCTACACCACCGACGCGTCGTTGATTCGGCCGCCGGACACGGATCCTTTGAAGCGCGAAGACATCCCGTGGGTGCTCTCGAAGCTCGAGCCTCGAGTTCGGGCATACCAGGAGGCGCACGAGAAAGAGGAGTTCCCGGCGAAGCCGTCGTGGAAGTGCAGGCAGTGCCCGGTGAACAAGTGCCCTTATTGGGAGGGTCGGCGATGAAGCGCGCCCTTCTGCTTCTCCTCATGGCGCCAGTCGCAAACGCGATCGAGCTCGAGCCCTACGTCGAGTACGCGCACGTGTCGGACCTCTTCAGGGGGCCGCCGATCAACAGCAAGTCGGAGCCGACGCTCGATATGCTGATGGTCGGCGTCGAGCTCTATTTCAAGAAGGCGCCGCAGTTACGCGTCGACGCCGCCCATGGCTTCAAGGCAATCAGCTGTACAGGCGGCGAAGATCGATGTAAGTGGGAAAGCGGCACTCGAATCAGTGTGAGGTACTACTTCCGTGATCGACAAACGCGCTAAGCAGTACGGTGTCTACGTCGTATACCGCAACGATTGCACAGAGAGGAACGAGCGGAACGTTCGTCGGTGGCGTGAGAAGCGCCGCACGATGAAACGACTACCCCGCTTGACCGTCCTCATCACTCGCTAGAGCATAGGCTTTCTATGTACGCAGACGCCATCATCGACGAGATCCTCCGCAGAGAAGGAAGCGCGTACGTCAACGACCCGCACGATCGAGGCGGGCCGACGAAGTACGGCATCACGCAGAAGTCGTGGGACGCTTACCGAGAGCGCCACAAGAAGGTGATCGACGGCCTCGCGATCCCCGAGCTCGTGCGCAACATTGATCGCGACGACGCGGTTGCGTTCTACCGCACAGAGTACGTCGCCCCGTTCGAATGGATTATGGACGAGCGATTACTCGGGCTCGTCGTCGACTGCGCCGTTAACCACGGCAAACATCGAGTATCAACATGGCTGCAGGAAGCCGCCGGGGTTACGGTCGACGGCGTCGTCGGACCAATCACGAAGGCGGCGGTGAATGCAGCGCCCGAGCTCGTGTATCGACGGCTGCTGAAGCGCCGTTTCAAGTTCTACGCGGAGATCGCGACGGATCAACAGCCGGTAGATCCCGATGCGAAATTCCTCCGCGGCTGGATCAACCGTGCGTGCGAGTTCATATGACAGTCGTGCTGCCATCGCACCTCTTCACCCTCACACCCCTCGAGCGACGAGTGGTCACACTCGGCGTCTGCCCGAGTTGCCACACGCGCACACTGAAGGAAAACCCGCGCGTCGATCCGGCGCGCGGCCTTTCGCAGTGCGAGCGGTGCTCGAAGGTGTACGTGCTGAACCCGGACTAGTCGCTAACGGCAGGAGGATAGCGCGTGTTGAAGCCTCGGCCCGAGCACTGCCCGAACAAAGAGTCTCACCTTCTCGGCCCATCCGGATACCTTGAGCGCTCCGAGTGGGCCGAGGAGATGCGCAAGACGCATAAACAAGAGCGGTGCCCTGGGTGCGGCCTATGGGTCGTCTGGAGACCGAAGGAGCGATCCGAACGATGAGCGACATTTACGGCGAAGGCCACGGCTCCGCGCACGACTGGAAATACTGTTGGAGCTCGTGGAAAACGAGTTATTACCAGTGCGCGCGATGCGGACACAAGTTCGCGCACGCTTACGACTTCATACCGGACATCTTCCAGGCCATGAAACAGCAAAGCGTGCCTGCTGAGTGCCAGAGACGCGTTCGAGGATGACATGACACCCGAGGGCCGCGTCAAGGAGAAAGTGAAAGCGCTCTTGAGGCGCTACGGGGCGTACTACTTCATGCCTGTGCAGTACGGGTACGGAGCGCCGTCGGTCGACTTCCTAGTGTGCCACCAAGGTTTTTTCGCTGCGATCGAGACGAAGGCCGAAGGGAAAAAGCCGACGAAGCGACAGGCACTCGTGCTGCAGGAGATCGCAGAAAAGGGCGGGGCGACGTTCGTGATCGAGGGCGTCGACACCTTCATGTTCGATAGGTTGGAAAAGTGGCTTGCTAACCCGTGGTGGTACAAGGAACACACCGCCGATCGGGGTCACAGCTAGGGCGTGGTCACCGGACTCTAGTCGGTCGCAAGGCGAAGCGTGGCCCGGTCGGGTCTCCTCAGCGTCCCGCGCTTCGCTGACCGGTGACATCGAACGCAACCGCGAGCCGGGGAAGCCCTCGGGCGTGGCCACCGGACTCGAGACCAAAAGGCGGAGCATGGTCCGGCTCGCGGGTAAGCACACTTGCCATGCTCTGCTAACCGGTGGCGCTCTTGGTTTCGTGAGGATAGCTGGTACTGCCCGCAGTGCGGGTCCTCTGTCGCGGGAGGACTGATGAAGCGAAAGATAACGGTCGAAGNGAAGGACAAGTCGCAACTTGAGGCTATTCAGCGCGCCGTCGAGCGTGAGGACGTGAGGGCCTTTCTTGTGGTCGTCGGAACACTCGCCGAGTTCAAGTCCGACCGAGCTCGGAAGCGAATACTTGTCTACGTTGCCGATCACTTCGCAGAAAGGGACGAGTCGCGGGAGGACGAGGAACGATGAGCAAGATTACCGCCGAAGCTTTCGCATGAGCTGGCGAACGAAGGTCGGACGCAGATTGGCCTGGGG